ATGAAAAATCTATCGTATGATGATCTGCGGGCCTTATATAAGAGTTTCCTACATAGCCAGGAGATTTCAAAACCGACAATTAATACTGCTTATGGAGACACCTTCTACCTTTGGAGGAAAGGGAGTAAAGACCTGTTCTGGAATTCAGTGACCGCTGCGGATTTTGAGGATGCGGCAAAGATTGAATTACTAAACGCTCTTACTAAAAACTCAACCGGTAATATTAAATCCCTTGCCAATAATTATTTGTCGCATCTAAGAAGGTTCCATTTATTTTTAGTTTCTGAGGGAACTGCCGAACCATCTTCGTTCAAGCAAGAGAAGACAGCTATACTTACATATCCTCGTAAAAAGAAAATAGACGTAAATGCTCCCGAACCATCAACCGATCAGGTTGAGTTTTATCTTAAAAAATGGACTGGCCTTGAGAACTACCGCCTACAGGAGGATGCTCTTAATAAATTGTTTTTTGAGTTATGCCCAAGAAATATAGACGTAATCGATATTCTTTTGAAGACATCAACGCTAAACAGCTTTTATAGTACCAACATTTTTTCGGTATATCCTGTGGCAAAGCATATTTGCGCTCTAGATATTGATTCAAGACTAATAGCTGGGGATGTTACCCTAGTTCGGGATATCCAATATATTACTGTCAGTGATATCCAGAAGAATTTTTACTCCTTTGCCTCAAAATACTGTAGCCATCATAATCCTCTCGACTATCCAATTTATGATAGTTTCGTTGATAAGGTTCTACGTTATTTTAGAAATCGTGATCTCTTCTCAGTATTTGATGATGGGGACTTGAAGGACTATATTAAGTTTAAGAGTATTCTGATTGATTTCCGCAAGTTCTATGGCTTGGATAAATACAACCTGAAGCAAATCGACCAGTATATTTGGCTGCTCGGAAAGGATTACTTTCCGAAAAATTATGGAAAGAAAAAGAAAGGAGACAAGACATTATGAAGATTCATTATTTTCAAAGATATCATGAGAAAGAGAATGTGGCTACCGCAAATACAATGTTGCTATTGTCCCGACTTTACTCATACTCTTCAGAGAAATTCTTTCGGTTTTTGAAATCAGAGTTCTTTTCAGATTCCTTTGAGCCTGAGATAGTTTTCAATCTACAGGAAAAAAGCATCGAAAGTATTCCGGATGCTACAATTACACAGGAAAGCTTCAAAATTGTTGTTGAGACTAAATTGTCTGACTGGTTTTACTCAGATCAGCTTCTACGGCATTTGAAATCATTTAGTGATGAGAAATATAAAGTGATGATTACTTTAGCGCCGGAGTTGATGGATTCAGAAAAGAAAAAAGAGTTCGAAATACAACTGAAGGATTTTAACACAAGCCAAACATATCCAGTTATGCACATTAATACCACCTTCGAAGGGGTTGTCAATGCGATACAAGATGTTGTTGATGATAAGGATTATGAAATGCAGGAGGTTCTGGATGATTACCTGAATTACTGTTATAGAGATAGGCTAATTATTGTTTCAGATTCATGGAAGCGAATGAGGGTTCAACTTGCTGGTAAAACATTTGATTTTAATGTAAAAGAAAACCTCTACTACGATAACATTGATCGCGGCTTTAGTGCCCATGATTACCTAGGTTTATACAAAGAAAAAAGTGTAAGAGCAATAGGAAAAATCAATACAATCATCACAGGAGTTGTTACAAATGCGGGAATTGAATACAAAGCTGAACTTGGATACCTGACCGATGAAAGAAAGCAGCAAATAAATCGAGCAATAGAAGATGGGAAAAACTATGGTTATGTGTTGGATGCCATCAGATACTTTTTTGTAGACAAATTTTATGAAGCTGACTTTAAGAAGATAACTCCAAAAGCACCGAGGGGATCACGGGTATTTGATTTGACACAAATTCTGGATACAGAACAATTACCTAATCTGGAAGAATTCGCAAAAAATCTTACCAGTAAAACATGGGGATAAGAAGGGGAGGGAAATGATATGAGTAGAGCGTTAACAGAGAAAGAGGTATTACACAAATTAGATATTCCTGATTTTAGATATTTATCAAAGGATAAGGTGATGACTTTTGCATCAATGCTTACAGAAATGGATCCAGAGGTTGCAAAAAAAGCACTTGAACAGTTCCCGGAATTTGCAAAAACAGTATTAGAGATAACAAAAGATTATCAGGCTACTCTTGAAAAAGCTATGCTGGATAATTCACAAAGTGTTAAGGTGTACTATGATGCTTGTACGACTATAATTGAATCATTACAAAAGGAACTTGAGAACGACCATCTAACCTTTGAAGAGAGAATGGAAATCTCGGATAAAATGATAGAAATATCAAAAATGATGGGGGAAAAGGATACAGAGAATAAAGGGTATAATATTAAGGTAATAGCAATTATTGGAGTTGCAGCAGCTGCAGTAGTTGGAGGAGTTGCAGCAGTTCTTGGTGTAAATACAAATTTAAATCTACCTAAAAAAAGGTGACGATATTGGGAAAGCAAGAGCAAAAGCAATTTCCGTTAGAAAGTAAAAGTAATTGCTGCCTATATTTATGCCGTATCATTTCGTCATGTGAATTGTGTATGGATAGATTTAAAAAATATAATTCTGAGGCAAGAGAGGTTTTAAATAGACAAAGAGGTTCTGATACTATCTCATCAGATGTTTACACTGATTTGTGTGACAAAACATATAACGTAATGTGTTATCTTCTCAATTTACTTGGAGACAGTCAAAAATCATCAATATCTTATTATAAGTATAGAAACCAAATACAGAAAAGAATTAATAGCGGGAATACAGATATTCAACTATATGCTATTCCTGATGAAGTTTCAGAAATAATAGGTGACTTCAATAAGATGAGAAATTGGCTGAATCATATTCCTGAATCACTTCTAGTTGCTGAAATGGAACTGGTTGACAATGGTAGCATGAAGTTTCCGTTAAATCCGGTAGATATTATGCATTACAACAGTGTCACATATGAATACTTCGAGCATCTATATCTATCTAATAGTGAGTTTTGCGTTAACGCAAGAAAAATAATTCAAGCTGCAAAAAAAGACTATTCCTTGTTGATGGGAAAATCAATATCTTATCCAAGAGTATACACGAATAAACCATTGGGCATAGATAAAAGTTTACCTACTATGCAATCAGCAAAAGTTCAAGGATTAAAGAGTGAGAGAGATTAGTCGGCCTGTTTCTGCAGACTACTAAAAGTAGTTGAAATGTCACCACCTACCGTCAATGCGCCATAACGACGGTTGACTTGTTATTGAGAACCCTAAAATCAATAATGAAAGCTCGGACAACATTTAGACAGTTATCTTGACGGAGAAAATAGACAGCTGACCATCAAGAGTTATCTTAATTAAACGTAATTTGAAAGTGATAAAAGCACTGAAACAGTGTAAATTGCGCTGTTTCAGTGCTTTTTGACACAAGGGATTACTTTCAAGAAAAATAAAATTTATAATCAGCATAGACAATTAGCATTTCACCAATATATAGTTTTTCATTCTTTACCTGGTGAGTTATAATAATATTATTGGAGTCGTTTTGGACATGAGTCATAAATTTAGATGAAGTATGGTGTATAAAGTTACGTACATAACTAACTACAATTTGAAATAGTAATCACGATACAAGTAATCGGAGGTGTCAATCATATGTTTAATTTTCAGAACTCAAATGATAGTCAGCGACTTGCTATCGAATCCGTTGACGGACCTGTTCTTATTACTGCCGGCCCTGGTACTGGAAAAACTTATACCTTGGTTCAACGAGCTATCTATATGATTCAAGAACGTGGTGTTAAACCGGAACAAATTCTTATGGCTACTTTTACTGAAAAAGCTGCTAAGGAACTCGTAACTCGAATCACCAATGAACTCACTGCTCGCAATATCATCGTTAATATAAACGAAATGTACGTCGGCACGTTTCATTCCCTTTGTCTTCGAATTATAAAGGAACATCTTGAATATACCCGTCTAAAGAAAAACTTCCGCACATTGGATGCATTTGATCAGAGTTATACTATATTCCAAAATATTGCTAGATTTCGAAGTATACCTGGCTTAGGCTCGTTGTTATCAAACACTGGAGCCTGGCGTCAATCGGGAGAAATCTGCGGTTTAGTAAATAATCTCTCTGAGGAACTAGTTGACACAGTCAAATTGAAAGCAGACCCCAACCCACAGATTGAAACTTTGGGAAATGTTCTTGAAATGTATCAAAAGGTTCTTGCAGATAATAATTTGATGGATTTTTCCTCGATCCAGACGGAAGCATATTGGCTACTAAAAAATAACCCTGCAATTCTTAAAGAAATCCAAAGTAAGATTCAATATATTATGATAGATGAATATCAGGATACAAATTACATACAAGAGCAAATTGTATTCTTGCTTGGAGATATTCACCGTAATATATGCGTTGTAGGTGACGATGATCAAGGACTTTATCGCTTCAGGGGTGCAACTATCCGAAATATACTTGAGTTTCCCTCGAAATTCGGGATTAAGGAGTGTAAGATAATCCCTCTCGTGGTTAACTACCGGTCGGACAGTACTATTGTAGATTTTTATAATGAATGGATGAACACAACTGATGGTGCACGGTTCCGTTTCCGCTGGAATAAATTCCGTTATGACAAAACGATAGAACCTCATGAAATATCCAGTCTTAAAAGCACCGCGGCAGTAAAGTTGACAAGCGAGGGTGATGAAGATGAATGGGGCATGAAAATTCTGGAGTTTATCTCAAACCTCAAGGCTTCTGGGCAGTTGGAAGACTACAATCAAATTGCGTTTCTCTTCAACTCCGTAAAGCATGCACGCGTCACAAGATTAGCACGGTTTTTGGAGTCAAATGGAATCAATGTTTATTCTCCACGATCGGATATGTTTTTTCAGCGTGACGAAATCCAGCTTATGATTGGCTTTCTTATGTTGATGTTCCCTAAGTATGTTTTGGGGTTAGAAAATATGCAGTATCAGTATCTGCAACCCCAGCACTATACATATTATCGAGGTTGTATCGCATTTGCGAATGCTTACCTGCAAAAACCAGATGCTGCAGATCTCCGCAACTGGCTCCGACGTCGAGGCAAAATTCATGCAAGCCTAAAAGATAATACTGACTATGCATACACTGGACTAATTTATCAAATGTTCGAATTTTCTCCTTTTTCGAATTTCTTAGATGCAGATATGCAGGGAGGCGTAGTCGATATGCGTCCGACTAGGAATACTGCGCTTTTCACGCAAGTGGTTGGAAAGTTTGAATACCTTCATAATGTTGATGTATTTAGTTCCTCGCAAATTGATAAAAACGCTGAACTGTTCTTCAATCTATATTTAAGGTTATTGATTGACGGAGGTATTTCCGAGTATGAAGATGATGCGGAATACGCTCCTAGTGGGTGTGTATCATTCCTCACTATTCACCAATCTAAAGGCATGGAATTTCCCATTGTCTTCGTGGATTCGCTCAGTAATACTCCCAAAAGTTCGTCGAAAGATATCATCAAGGAAGTGGAACGAAAATACTTTAAGCGACAAGCATTTGAACCATATGATCAGACAAAGTATTTTGACTTCTGGAGACTATACTATACAGCTTTTTCACGTGCACAAAATTTACTTATTCTAACTTGTAGCGAGGATAAACGTACTCCTAGTATGTATTTTCGGGAGGTCTATGAAGCGTTACCAAATATTGAGTCTAAAGAATTCAATATTTCGGAGTTTAGCTTTAAAGACGTAAAAGATGTGAACTTGAAGGATACTTTCTCCTTTACCTCTCATATTTCTGTTTATGAAACCTGCTCATTGCAGTATAAATTTTATAGAGAACTAGAGTTCTCGCCAGTGCGCGCTAATGCTATGATATTTGGTATGCTCATCCATCAAACTATTGAAGACATTCATCGTACTGCTCTTCGACATGAGGAGCACCTTATTACTCCTAATAACATTGAGGGATGGTTTGATGCAAATTATATCTCTATCACAAAAAGTGAAAGGACCTACCTTGCCACCCCCCAGAAAAAAGCTGCATTGGAGCAGGTTTTGCGTTACGCCAAGCGCCAAACTGGTCAGTGGCATACACTGAAAGAAGCCGAAGTAAACGTAAGTCTCGTGAAACCCGACTACATAATCGAAGGCACAATTGATCTGATTAAAGGCGTTGGAGGAACTGTGGAACTTGTAGACTTCAAGTCCGAAAAAAAGCCTGATATTTTTAAAGATACGGAGAGGTTGGAACACTATCGTCGACAGTTACAGGTCTATGCACATCTTGTTGAAGAACGAACTGGTCAGAAAGTTAGCAATTTGCATTTATACTATACAGGAGAAGATAGTGGAAGTCCGATCATTACTTTCCCATATCAGAAGACGGCGGTTGATGCAACGATTAAGACTTTCGATGATACGGTTCATAAAATACTTCGAAAAGAATACAACCAACGGGCTTCCTCTCAGAAAACATGTAGTGAATGTGACTTTAGATTTTACTGTTCAAAATAAATACATTTGAAGGAGTACTTACAATGTCAGAAAAATTAACCTATCAATTTTCTAATCGTCCAACTATAAAGGGCTTTCCTGAACTTCGATGGACAGGGAAACGCCCCTTCCACTCAACGCAGTACTTTCCAGCACAGCTTCGCGAGCGTTATGGTGTTATAAATGAAGGTTGGAATAACAAGATATTTTGGGGTGATAACCTCCAAGTTATGAGTCATTTGCTAAAAGATTATCTTGGGAAAATAGATCTGATTTATATTGACCCACCATTTGATTCTGACGCTGAATACAAGAAGAAAATAATTATGCGTGGGCAAACCATAACAAGTGATAATTCTTCTTTTGAAGAAAAACAGTATGGCGATATTTGGACAAATGATGAGTATCTTCAGTTTATGTACGAGAGACTCATACTAATGCGTGAATTACTTTCAGATACCGGAAGTATATTTGTACATTGCGATTACCGGGTTACGAGCTATATTAGGATCATTCTTGATGAAGTTTTTGGGAATCAAAATCTAAAAAATGAACTCATTTGGCAAGGAGCCATTGGTGATACTTCTGCTAAAAATAAAAAGTTTATTAAGTCGCATGACACTATTTGGTTTTATTCCAAGACACAATCGTCTTATTGGAATGAAGTCTTTCAAGCATTCAGTGATACAAGCGAGAAAATTTATCGTAATCATGATGAGCATGGCTTATATCGGCTTGCGCCAATTGATAATCCAGGTGGAAATGGTTATAAATACTCTCTGGGAATGGGCGAAAAAATGCCATCTAACGGTTATAGAATGCCGAAATCTACTGCATTAGAATGGATTGAACAAGGGATTCTTGATGTCCGCCCTGATAGGGTACCTGGAAAGAAGATATATAAAAATGATAATGGGGTACGATGTAGAGATGTCTGGACGGATTTAGCCTCTATACAGGGTAATGAGCATCAAGGTTATCCAACTCAGAAGCCTGAAGCACTTTTGAAACGTATCATTAGTGCAACCACGCTCCCAGGAGGGATTGTATTTGATTGCTTTATGGGTAGTGGTACTACGCAGGCTGTGGCAATGAAACTCGGTCGGAGGTTTATTGGCGCTGACATTAATCTAGGTGCGGTTCAAACAACAACGAAGCGACTTATAGCACTTACTGATGAATTAAGGGCTACCACAAAGCATTCTCCAGAGCTTATTGGGGAAGAAGATGAGGACAATTGCATTGTTCCCCAGGAAGACATGCTTTATACAGGTTTTGAAGTTTATAACGTCAATAATTATGATTTCTTCCGAAATCCACTTGAAGCACGCGACCTCCTTGTTGATGCCCTAGATATACAACCGTTCTCACAGAGCGGAGTATGGGATGGTGAACTTGATGGCCGTATGGTAAAGATCATGCCGGTTAATCGTATAGCAACTAAAGCGGATTTAGAGGAGCTGAAAGCTAATCTTCCATACAAATTATATGAGATGCGAAAGCAAGAGGATCCAACGCAAAACGTTGAAAGGATAACCTTAGTTTGCATGGGGCACGAGCCTGATTTAAAGGCTTCTCTGGAAGCAGAATTATCTGAATATAAATTAGATATTCAAATTGTTGATATTCTACGTGATAAATCTGATTTACAGCTCAAACGTGAGGCTGAAGCTGAAGTTGCAATTGAAGGAGGCCAGTTGGTTATCCGAGCATTCTATCCATTGAATCTTATGCAAAAGTTATCACTTCAAAAGGAGTTTGTTGAGGATTGGCGTCAACTTGTAGAGTCCATAATGATTGATTGGAATTATGATGGTGTGGTTATGGAACCTACCATTACGGATGTGCCAGGCAAGCGGGATATGGTAAAGGGATTTTATGATATTCCTGATAACGCTGGAACTATAAAGGTGAAAATAACTGACCTGCTTTCTGAGTCCCTGGAAATGGAGGTGAACTGATGGCTACAAACGCTACTAAGGACTTTGCATTTTATGAGGAACTTAGGGCTTATTACACACATAACAGCAAGGCTATTCGCCGCCGCTACAATGATCTGACAAAAAAATTTCTAGCATATAACGATTATAGGGAAAATCCCACAGCATATTTGCGAGCTCCACAGTTTGAAGCTTTGGAGATGTACGTATTTATTAAAGAATTCATGGACAATGCTCAAGTCTATGAGATGTTCGATGACTGGCGACATCACCGGGGCTCTTTTTCAGATACCTCTTCTTACTCACTTCGTAAAGGCGGTCAGACAATGTTGTGGGATTCTTCGACTGAGCAACTGACAGATACTCTCTTCAAACAGATGAAGAAGTATAAAGAAGACTATCCAAACTATATATATGCATTAACAATGGGACTTGGTAAAACCATCCTAATGGCAACTTGCATTTTTTATGAGTTCCTTCTCGCAAATAAATATCCTAAGGATAAAAGGTTTTGCCATAACGCTCTTGTATTTGCACCGGATAAGACCGTACTCCAGTCTCTTCGCGAGATAATAACTTTTGACAAGACAAAGATAGTGCCCCCTGAGTACGTTAAAGTTCTCGCTGCAAATATAAAATTTCATTTTCTTGAAGATAGTGGCACAACACTCCATACTCTTGACGATTCAGATTTCAATATAATCATATCCAATACACAAAAAATTATAGTGAAGAAAAAGCGAATAGCGAATAAGCCGGCTGACATATTCTTCAATCAGAGTTCGCTACTTTCACAGCTCTATGGCAGTGAAGAAGGGGATGAGGATGTTGTTGACGACTCCGCACTCATTGAAAACCAGCGGTACAAGAAACTTTGTCGCCTTAATCAACTTGGTGTTTACGTTGATGAAGCACACCATCTTTTTGGTGCGGACCTAGAAAAGCAGATACACGCTACGAACTCGAATAAGACAAGCTTACGAGATACTATTAATATGCTTGCTAAAAACACCACGATTGTCGCCAGTTATAACTATACTGGAACGCCATACATAAATAAGCAATTATTACCTGAAGTTGTTTATGCATATGGATTAAAAGAATCGATTCAAAAAGGATTTCTTAAAGAAGTTTCTTTAAAAGGTTTTGAGCACGTTAAAAGCGAGGAGTTTATCCGCACGGCTGTTACCACATTTTGGAGTACATATGGGAACCAAACCTTTGAGGACCTACCTCCAAAATTGGCAATATTCGCAAGTACAATTGACGAGGCAACTGATGAAGTTGCTCCACTAGTTGAAAAAATTCTTGCAGAATTAAATATCCCTTCATCCAAAATACTGATAAATGTCGGCGATGAGAAAATCACAAAAAATGAGGACATTCATGATTTTAATAATCTAGATGTGCCAGGAACGGCCGGAAGTAAGAAACAGATAATTATATTGGTGGGCAAGGGGCGTGAGGGTTGGAACTGTCGTTCGCTTTTCGGCGTTGCTATGTTTCGAAGTCCGAAATCAAAGGTATTTGTTCTACAAGCCACTATGCGTTGTCTTCGAAAAATCACTACCGAACAGTTGACTGCAACTGTATTCCTTTCAAAGGAAAATTATCTAATATTAGATGATGAACTAAATAAAAACTTTAACATGGATATTGGTGATTTAACTAAATCGAATAAAGCCGAATCAAAAACCTATAATGTTAGAGTAATTCCACCCCCAAAATCTATAAGACTGAACCGAATATGGCGAGAATATACCATCATTGAAAAATGCTATGATTCTCCTGTCGATTTCAAGTTAAGTGAAGTGGATTTTTCGAAATATGCTGCTACGATGTATGAGAAAGATGGTATTTCTCGGGACATGAGCGTTAAAGTTAAAAACATAGATCATCTAATACATCGCATACGATACAGTTCATTCTCACTTGTTGGAGAAATTGCCCGTTACTTAAATATTTCATGCTTACTCGCAGCTAAGATATTAAGAGAATCTAAGGATGGAGAAGAAGAGATACTCAAAACGGTAAATAAATATAATGAAGTTCTTAATGATGTAATTATCCCTCGAGTATTTCACACCCTCTTTGAAGTCAATAGCGTTATTAAAACTGGTACCCGCGAAATTGTTTTGCTTCGTGAACCCAAGGATCGCGAGTATTATCCCGTTAAAGGAAGGAAAGGACTAGTGTTGACACATAATGATCCACAATTCACCGCCACTCAGATTGCAAAGAGTTTTCATGCTGATACATACTGCTTTGACTCAAAACCAGAGAAAGAATGTTTCCTGCAGTACATTACAAGTGATAAAGTTAAAAAAATATACTTCACGGGGATGTTCACAAGCAATCAGGGAGATCTATCTATACAATATTACGACCAAGATTCAAAACGTATCCGTCAATATTATCCAGACTTCTTTGCAGAAATGGCAGATGGAACCTACCATCTAATTGAGGTGAAAGGTGATAATATGCTTGACAACACCGTAGTTCAGGCAAAAGCAGATGCTGCAACGATTATGGCTACTCATAGTGATATCGAGTATAAGATATATCCGGGAAGCGTGATCATGAAGTCACATATATTGGAACAAAATTCCTTAGTCAATCATAAAAATATTTCATTTGAATAATCAATCAGAAACATTAAATTTCGTATATATGTTTACCCTAACTTCAGGATATGTATTTAAGTAATTAATACCAATAAAGACCTTACTTCGATTTATTTGAAGTAAGGTTTTTTTGCTAGCTTTTTATTTAGAACCAGTAGTGAAAAACTATTACTTAATCGAGTAATTTTTGAAAATACTATAAGTCGATTAATTGTTCGATTTACAAAATATTAAAGGTGAATTATAATCAAATCATAAGAACGCGTGTTCGATTAATGGGGTGATGAAGTGAAGAATACTGTCTTGATCAGGTATCGAAAGGAAAGGTCTTTAAGTCAAAAAGAGCTGGCATTGGAGCTTGGTATTTCCAAGGACTATGTCTACATGCTGGAAAATAATAAGCGACGGCCAGGTCTGCAGGTGGCGAAGAATATTGCTAATTATTTCGGAACCACCATTGAAGAGCTCTTTATCCATGATGAATGTATAGTTCCTGATGAGCTGCAGAGTAAGGGTGTCAGCAGGTTCAAAAGTCCGTAAATAGCACGACAGGGGAGGGGAATGAATATGACGCAAGAATACATGACAGCAAAAAAATTCCAATCAAGTAGCTACAATCCTTTACCAGCAAGGGACGCGAAGGACATTGAACCTGCTGAACTCATGCCCATCAAGGCCAGGCCTTATGCTCACCAGATCGTCGGCTACAATATGGCCTGCAGAATACTCCTGATCACGAAAGGAGGTGATTAATATCTCAAAAGAACAAGCCAAAGGAAAAGGCGTGGCCCTTTTGATGGAATGATATGGGCTGCGGCAAGACCATCACAACCATCGCCGTACTTGGACGGGCATACCTTAACGGCTATATCAATCGAGTCCTTATCCTGGCACCGAAGTCCATTGTGGCGGTATGGGAAGAAGAGTTCATCAAGTATGCGGGCTTTCCGTACAGTCTTCTAGTCCTTACAGGAAGCAGCGCTAAGAAGGTTGAGCAGCTGCAGAAGATCCCGGAGCAAGGACTTCAGGTGGCTGTCCTCAACTATGATAGCATCTCTCTCCTGGAAGCGGAGCTCCTCCAGTGGAGAGCAGACTTCATCGTAGCGGACGAATCCACTAGGATCAAGAACCCAAATGCCAAGACCAGCAAGGCTGTCCACAGGATTGCTAAGAAGTGTAGGTACAGGATGATCCTTACGGGATCGCCCATCACGCAGAATCCACTAGACCTTTACTCCCAGTACAAGATGCTGGACGACTCCATCTTCGGGACTTCCTTCTATGCCTTCAAGAACCGGTACGCCGTTCTTGGCTATTTCAAGCAACCTGTGGCATACCAGAACCTTCCGGAGCTCGTCGAGAAAGCGCACTCCATCGCATACCGGGTGACGAAGGCCGATGCTCTGGACCTTCCAGAAACCATTGATGAAGTCCATCCGATCATCCTGGAGAGCAAAGCCATGAGACTCTATAAGGAGTTCGTGCGAGACTCCTATATGGAGCTCTCCAAAGGAGAAGTCACAGCAACAAACATTCTGACTCGAATCCTTCGGCTTCAGCAAATGACCGGTGGATTCATAAAGGCTGATGAGGAGCTTGATCGTTACGAAGCCGTCTCAACGGCCAAGATGGAAGCGCTTGAGGACATCCTGGATTCAGCACTTGAAGCCGGGGATAAGCTGGTCATCATGGCCAGATTCCTTCCAGAGATTCATGAGATCTCAAAGCTGCTGGACAAGAAGGCCATCGGCTATGCCCTCATCCATGGGGGGATCAAGGATAGGGCGGAGGAAATCAGGCGGTTTCAGGAAGAACAGGACTGCCAGGTGTTCCTAGGACAGATCCAGACCTCTTCCATGGGGATCACGCTCACTGCAGCAAGCACCTGCGTATTCTATAGCCTTTCCTACAACTATGCCGATTACATCCAGGCCAAGGCGAGGATCCACAGGATTGGACAAAAGAAGAAGTGCGTGTACATCCATCTCATCGCGAAAGGAACCATTGATGAGACCGTCATGGAGGCGCTTCAGCGGAAGGAGGACATCGCACATGCCATCGTAGACAACTGGAAAGAAATCATCAAATAAAGGAGGATGCCTATGGAGAAGAAGATCTTCGAACTTGCAGACAAACTGAAAGAACTTAGAGAACTGAAGAAATGGACCGAGAGCGAACTGAAGGAAATCAACGCCACCATTGAACAGACAGATTATGACCTGTCGAACCTCATGGCAGAGAGCGAGACACAGAGCTTCAACCGGAGCGGGACGCTGTTCTACCTGAACACCAAGACCTACGCCTCAGCGGCTGCTGAGAAGAAAGAGGATTTATACCAAACCCTGAAAGAAAAAGGATTCGGTTCCCTGGTCGTAGAGACCGTGAATGCGAACAGCCTGTCTGCTTTTGTCAAAGAGCAGATCATGGAGAATGAGGATGTATTACCCAGCTGGTTAGACGAAAAAGTCAACGTCTTTGAGAAGACAACCGTTGGGGTCAGAAAGGCTTAAGTCTTCTGATGCAAAGAGTGAAGAAACAAAGAATAAGAAAATAAGGCGCAAAGAGCAGGAATATAGATAGAGCATAATTTAAGAGAATGAGGGGATACATAATGAAAAAGAACGAGATTGCTGTACCTAACAAAGTAGATGGATTCATGAAGCTCATGGATTTCAATATGACCGATGCCATGCACGAAGAGCTTGAAGGACTAGACGGTGGATTTGAGAGGATCAAGATTCCATCTGCAGGATCCACAGTGTTCGAGATTCCAGGCGATGACCCTAGCGAGCCAGACACGGTAAAGGAGTTCCAGGCAGTGATCCTATACCATCATCCCATCCACGCCTTCTATCAGAACAAGTACACCGGAGGCAACCAGCCGCCAGACTGTGGAAGCTTCGATGGCGTGTCCGGAGAAGGTAACCCAGGAGGGAGCTGCGCCCTATGCCCACACAACAAGTTTGGGAGTGGGGAGAATGGCAGCAAGGCTTGCAAGAATAGAAGAAGGATCTATGTCCTTCGGGAAGGAGAGATCTTCCCGATGCTCCTATCCCTTCCTACGGGGTCGCTTAAGGAATTCACCCGATACATCAAGCGGCTGCTTTCTAATGGAAACAAGTCAAACAGTGTAGTAACCAGGTTCTCTCTGAAGAAGACGCTGAACAGCAGCGGCATCGCATACTCCCAAGCCCAGTTTGCAGTAGAGAGGCTTCTCACCGAGGACGAATACAAGCTCGTTAATACTGTGGCAGACCAGGTGAAAATCTTCAGTGGAAGAATCGGGTATGACCTGGACGGAGTCGAGGATACGGAGAATCCATTCATTGATGTGGAAACAGGGGAGATCCTGAGGAAGTTCAAATAGAGCTTGATGGATATAGACTCATACAACAGGAATTATAGGAGGGAGCAGGAAACCACCTGCTCCTTATCCTAAACAAGGAGTGGAATCATGCCTGATTATCGAAGCGTAAGAACCATTAAGGAAATAAAGGACTACATCGGAGAGAATAAACTCATCGCCTTCGACCTTGAAACATCACCCAAAGACAAGTATCGAGAGGAGAAGTGGGCGGCACTGGATCCTCATAAATCCAGCATCACAGGAATCTCTTTCAGTGTTCGTGAAGGAACAGGAGTCTACTTACCCTTGCGACATAGGGTTGGTAAGAATGTAAATTCCATGCAGGAGACGATTGGCTTTCTTGCAAATCTACTCACAGACAAGACCATCATAAAAATCGCACATAACCTCGCCTTCGAAACAATGTTCTGCTACGGGGAAGGGATCACCATCCAGGCACCTTGCTATGACACCATTGCGGCAAGCCAGCTGACTTTGAAAAGCAGCACGGAGTTCCGCCAGCTTAAAGATAGTGGCCTAAAGGCGGAAGCTTCAGAGTTCTTTGATACGGAGATGCCAAGCTTTGAAGCCGTGACCCATGGACAGCATTTTGATGAACTTGATCCAGAGGACCCTGAAACCATCCGCTATGCATGCGCAGATGCAGACTTTGCCTTACGGCTCTATCATCTTTTCAATGAGTGGTTCGATAAGTTCCTCCCACAGCACAGGTTCATCTGTGAGGAGATTGAATCACCAACGGCAATCTATGTGGGGCTTATGAAATACAATGGGATACTCGTCGATGAGGAGCTCATGAGGGCCAAGCAGGAAGAGGCAGCAATGAAGCTTCAGGAGATCAAGAAACAAATCGCCTTCATGATTGGAGACGTGGATCTCGGAGCCAATGCCAGTACGGCAGAGTTCAAGAATTACCTATACAAGGACCTTAACCTCCCGGTTCTGAAGACAACAGAAACCTTCAAGGAGGCTGCTGATGACGAAGCATTGATCCTCCTAGGGGATTGGTGCAAAAAGAACAAGCCAGAGCTCGTACCGCTTTTTGAACTGATCCAGGCCTACAGGAAGTGGGGGAAACTCAAGTCCACCTATATCGATGGGTACCTTGACCATGTCAATGCTGTAACTGGGAGAATCCATCCCAGCTTCTTTCCCTTAGGAACAGAGACGGGAAGGTTCGCCAGTCGGAATCCCAACCTCCAGAACACGCCAAGGAAAGACAATGATTTGGTAGGGGTCCGTAACTTCATCATCGCTCCAGAGGGAAGCGTTCTTTTATCCCTAGATTTCTCGCAGATTGAGCTCCGCGTCGGAGCGTTCTACTGCAGGGATAAGAAGATGCTGGAGACCTACAAGAATGACGGAGATATCCATGCGCAAACCACGAGTGTCATCTTCAAAGTGCCGTTTGAGGAAGCTATGGATAAGCATGGAGCAAGCTATAAGGAAAGACGAAGCATAGCGAAAAATTGCAATTTTGGCGTGTGTTTTGGCCTCTTTGCAAAAGGACTTCAGCGGAACCTGCAGTTTAAGGCTGGCCTTGATACGACGCTACAGGAATGCGAGGAGATCATCAGAAACCTGAAACAAGGCTATCCGGGTCTTACCAGGTGGCAGAATGCTGAAAAGCAAAAAGCAGCCCTTAAAGGCTACACAGAGAATAGCTTTGGTCGCAGGCGGTACCTTCCTGGAATAAATTCACCTGACTGGGGCAAGAAGGCTTATGCGCAAAGGTGCGCGCTCAATACGCCCATCCAGGGAACAGCAGCGGACATCCTGAAACTTGCTCTTGGAAGGATCGTGGCAGGGCTCCCTGAAAGAAGGTGGCTTAAGCCACTCCTCCAGATCCATGACGAGCTCGTCTTTGAGGTGCCTGTAGCGCGCTTGGAGGAGGCTGTGCGCTTCGTGAAAAGCTGCATGGAGCAAAGACCCTTTGAGACGTTCGACGTCCCTATCGTGGCGGAAAGCACCGCTGGACCGAGGTTCGGTGAACTGGAGGAATTAGCATGAAAGTAAGTGAAGTGACAAGGTTCATTAAGAACCTGGAAGCCCATAAAGGGTCCTTACCCAAACAGACGTATAAGACGATACGTGGCCAGGCCATCGCAGGAGATATTGATGGAGCGCATAGAGGGCTCGAGAAGGAACTTAATCGAAATAATAAATGCAGTGAAGAGGAGACAAAAGCATGGAAGATATAACCATCAGCAAATATAACCCAGAGCACTATCTGGATATGACAGCATATGAGGCGCTTAGAAATCTGGATAAAGAAACGAAGAAAGGATTTAGGCCCATCGTCTATATCTGCTCTCCTTTTGCAGGAGATACGGAGCGCAATGTGCAGAAGGCACGAGGCTACTCCAGGTTTGCAGTTTCCAAGGGCGTTATCCCATTAGCGCCTCACCTCATCTTCCCTCAGTTCATGGACGACTCGCATCAGGAGGAGCGTGAAACAGCGCTGTTCATGGGTATGGTCCTACTTACCAAATGCAGAGAACTCTGGTGCTTTGGGGATAAGCGATCCCCAGGAATGATGGCAGAGATTGAGAAAGCCAAGCTTCGGAGCATGAACATTAGGTATTTCAACGAGTTCTGCGTGGAGGTGGGCGAATGTACGAGGTAAGTAAGGATTCAAGGGAAATTGATGGGATTGAAGTCACGACCTGGACTACAGAAATATTTAGAGCAAATGTCCTTGAAGTGGAAGTAGGAACCAATGGATATCGGGGAGGTGATAGTGGCCATGGATCGAGGACTTATGTACGGATTCAAGATTTAGGAAGTACGGATATGCGCGTAAGAGCACTTGATGTTGATCACTGTGCTGGTCTTGAAGTCCTTCTTGGAGGTGACTGTGAATTAGTGACCTTCATCGAGTCATTAGAGTTTATCCTAAAAGCGTTGAAAGAGGGCATCGAGGAGAGTTGAAGTTATGGAAGTAGCAAAGTTTCTAAATGAAGTATATAAGGGTTGTACCGAAGGCTACATCACACTGATGACGATCCCGGAACGTGACACTTACTGGTTTAAAGCCACTGAAACGGATCAAGCGGCAAAGAAAGCTGTGGAGCTTGGAAAAACAACCAACACCTTCTTCGGGGTGGGACTACGAAAGCAAGTACTCTCCTTCAACCTTCGCGGAAATGAAGATGACATCCTAAGCGTGCCAGCCCTTTATGCAGACATCGACATCAAAGGGGAAGCCCACGCGGAGCATGACCTACCAGAGAATAGAGATGTCGCTATGCAGTTTATGAAGAGCCTGCCTATCCCAGCAAGTATCATTGTCTGGTCGGGGAATGGCCTTCATGCCTACTGGCTTCTTGATCAGCCGTTTATCATCAGCTCCCAGGAGTCAAAAAAGAAGATTCAGGGAATCATGGAAGGTTGGGGCCGACACGTTAACGAAAGAGCAAAGATGCTGGGATGGAGACTCGATTCGGTCTATGACCTTCCTCGGGTCCTGAGAGTGCCTGAGACAGTGAATCATAAGACGAAGGACCAAGGAAAATGCCTCGTCATGGAAAGCAGCCTCAAAAGATACGAACTATCCGTCTTTGAGCGTTATCAAACCCTGAAGAAACCCATTGAGGAGAGAATCGAATATAAGAATGCTCAAGCAGGTTCCGCTGAAAGGATCCTTGAAAAGTGCAGCTTCATGCAGCACTGCAAGACGGATGCGATGAGGCTGCCCGAACCGCACTGGCATGCGATGATCAGTAACCTCTCACTTGCGAAAGACGGACCAGAGGTGGTCCATGCACTGAGCAGCGCCTATCCCAAATACGATAAGGCGGAGACCGCAGTAAAGATCAAGCGGGCCATCAAAGAAAATAAGCCGCATACCTGCAGCTATATCCAAGATCGGCTGGGTTTCACCTGCGGCTTCGACTGCAAAGTCAAAGCACCCGTTGTCCATGGCGTGGCATCCAAAGAAGATCTTGTCAGGGAATATGTGGCGAAGGAGGTTGTGAGCGCTGATCTTGTCTTCACAGAAGAAAACATCAAGCTCATGGCCTATGCCAAGATTCACCTCCCGGCAGAGTATGCAAAATACAAAATGAAACTGAAAAATAAAGTGAGTATCCGGGACTTTGAGGCCATCGTCAAACACCAGCTGCAGGAGAAGCATAATGCCATAGCTCCGGAGAAAGATATTCCGCTCTATTTAGATGGACTCCAGCTCCAAGGAGCTGTGCTTCCACATGGCTGGGAGGTGACCATGGAGCATGGGGTGAGAAGGTATACCGCCTCAAGTGAAGGGACCATCGTCACAACGGTTTGCCCGTCAGCCATCGTCATCACCAAGCGCCTGGAGAATCTGGACGATGAATCGGAGAAGGTGGAGCTGACGTTCTTTAGGAACAAGCGCTGGAAGCGGATCCTCAGCATTCCTTCCCAGGTCTTTAATAAGGCCTCCATCATGAAATTTGCAGATGCCGGTCTTCCGGTAAGTTCAGACTCCTCGGGGGAGCTTGTAAAATTCCTCTGGGACTACGAACTCAAAAACAAGAAGGAAATCCCCATGGTGAAGTCCATCTCTCGGGTGGGATGGTTCGGCAAACAGTTCTTTCCCTATGTGGCCAAAGATGAGATCATCTTCGATGCAGAGCATAAAGAAGGTATCGAAATCATCAAGAGCATGAAGAAAAAAGGGGACTATGATCTTTGGAAAATGAATACGATAAAAGCGAGGGAGAACGCCATTGCCCGGTTTCTCATCGCAGCCTCCTTCGCCTCGCCGCTCCTTGAACCCTTGCAGCACCGGGTGTTCTTTGTCCATATCTGGAATGACTCGAAGAGTGGGAAGACCGCTGCGCTGAAGCTCGGGTTAAGCGTTTGGGGGAATCCATGCAGCCTCATGGGAAGCTTTAATGCGACGACCGTGGGATTGGAGCGGATGGCATCTACCCTAAACCACCTGCCCTTTGCCATTGATGAGCTCCAGGTACTTAATGAGAAACGCTTATCCGCGGAGAATATCATCTATGGTCTCTCTATGGGTTTTGGAAGGCTGAGAGGAACTAAGGAAGGTGGCGTCCAGGAAAAAACCCAGTGGAGAAATATTGTCATCACATCGGGAGAGCAGCCCCTATCAAAGGAGAACTCGAATGATGGCGCCTTGACCAGGGTCTTTGAACTTTATGGAAGACCAGTGCAGGATGAGAAATTCGCACATGACCTGCACCTTCTCAGTGAAACGAATTATGGCCATGCTGGAGCAGATTACATCAAGTTTCTGACTGCAGAGATTTCAAAGGGTGATGCCATGCGGGAAGCCTATAATAAGCTCCTAGCAGAAATTGGAAAGACCTATTCCCGGACCATGAAAGACACCCCAAGCAGTCATCTCGATAACGTGGCCATGGTGTGCCTTGGCGACTATTATGCTTCGATCTCCGTATTTGGAAAAACCAAGGAGTCTGCATGGAAGGAAGCAGTGGAGCTTGGAACAGTGATCCTTGCGAATAATAAGCAGCTGGAGCGGGAGGATACGGTGAAACGTGCCTGGGACTTCGTGACCGGGTGGATCATCGGTAATTTGACAAGGTTCACGAACGAAGCAACACCCTGTTATGGGATGGTTGAAAATGGAAAATTCTACATCATTCCTGCCTATCTTCGCGAAGCTCTGGAGAACAACGGGTTCGATTTTAGCAAGGTGACTCGGGGTTTTAAGGAGAGAGGACACATCGAGAGGACACAGGATGCCCATGGTCACTACAAGATCCACATTCAGAAAAGGATCAATGGAGTGTCGTGTAAAGTCATTGTGGCTCAATTAGATTCGGGCGTTCATGAAGCCATTCCACTAGCTGGAAAAAGGTAAATTTAAGCAGGCTGTTTCCTCTGTTTCCTTGTTTCCTCAGTTTTCCCCCCATTAAGCTATATATATAATAATAAATAAACGTAACGTGTATTAAATGGATCTCCATACGTAGTGTGTGATTACAGGAAACAGAGGTAACAAGGAAACATATATAATAATAATAGATAATATAATAAGTAATTAATAATAGAATAAAGTAATAATTGATAGATTGGCAGAATAAACAGGCTTCAATTAATAATGTGGAATTTGAAGCCTGTTACCTGATTGTTCCCTGTAAAGAAAGGACAGGAAACAGGGGCGAAAAGGGTATACGGATATCCTCGTATGCTGTATCTATCAAGGATAGGAGTTTATGGCAGAAAAAGACATCGTCGCAAGGATCTTAAAGTATTTAAAGACTGAACCCGACTGCTTCGCCTGGAAAGAGCATGGCGGTATTTACGGGACAGCGGGTATTCCAGACATCATCTGTTGCTTCAGGGGCCAGTTCGTGGCGTTTGAAGTGAAGACGGAAATAGGAAAACTTACAAAGCTACAAAAAACAACGATACAACGAATCAAAGATGCGAAGGGCAAAGCCTACAAAGTGACAAGTGTCGAAGAAGTGAAACAAATACTTGAAAACTTGGAGGGTTAACCGTATGAACGCACAGGAATATTTATCACAAGCCATGATCCTGAATAAGGTAATTGACTGCAAGCTCGCTCAGGCTTACGAATGGCGATGCCTGGCTGAAAAAACCACAGCATTTATTCAACCGGATAAAGTCATGAATTCAAAAAGCAAAAGCCCAATGGAAGAGACCATGATAAAAATCATTCTGCTTGAACACGAAGTCAATAAAGAGATCGATAAGCTGGTGGACCTGAAGAAGGAGATTGGGGATTCGATCAAGTCGGTTGAAGATCTGACGCTAAGAAGCATTCTCGAGTATAGGTACTTATTGGGACGTAGTTGGTATGAGATTTCAAAGTACCTTGACGTAGATTTAAGGTGGACGTATCGGCTGCATGGAAAGGCACTAAAGGCTTTTGAAGAAAGTAAACTGATATAATCTAAAAAGCTGGTAAACTTCAATGCTTACCAGCTTTTTATTCTTGATGCAGATATTTCCCTAGTGGAATTAAAATATATGATAATATTGTATTAAATAAGTCTGTAGGAGGGAATTGTGAATAAGCCCATAAAACAACATTATGTCCCTAAAGTGTATTTAACCAATTTTTGCGATCCAATGCTTAAAAATAAGCACCTGCATGTATTTGATAAAAATGATAAACGTTATTTTAATGCTCATATTAATGATATTGGGTTTAGTAAAAATACCTATACAATTGAATCTCCAGGTTATGAGTATTTTTACGAATATTTATATAATAAACAGTACGATAGCAAAATGAATGGGCTAATAAATAAGCTTTCTGTTCTAGCCACAGTTGGAAACTTTGATGTTCCCATACTTCATGATTCTTTTCGTACTGAAGTAGCTGATATGTTATTTGGCCAATTAATGCGAACACCTAAGGCTTATGATACATTTTTAACCTCAGGCTATATAAATGCAAATAAAACATTATTGGATTTTCGTAGAGCTTTAAGTAGCTCGATATCAGATAATCAGAAGGAATTATTAGACAGGCTTGCAATAACCGATGATTATATAAAATCAAATGTACTAAAACTTGTTAATGAGCCAGCCAGAATACAGAAGCTAACTAACTATATTAAAAAAAAGACTTGGATACTTTACTACAACTCAATTTCGAGTACAAATCCATTTATAACTAGTGATCATCCAGTGTGTTATTTCAATTTTGCAACGAAAAGTACAGGTTTCGATGATAATGGGTTAGGAGTCCAAACTACTGCAATATTTTATCCCATAACCCCAAAAATTCTTATAGCCATATACCCTAATCAATGTTTATTTGATGAAATCAAATTGGTAGATGGACAGAAATTTATCGCCGATGATTCGTCGTTTGTGAATACAATGAATGACCTTCAGTACCGACAATGTAAAAGACAAATTTATTCCTCTATGGAGTATATCCCTAAAAATATTTAAACTGACCATTTCAAGCCACTCCCAATCTATGATATATTGTACGTGTAAAGGATTAAGACACGGTAAGGATGTTGCCAAGATATTCTGTGAAACCAAAAAGTTGTCCGGAATGTCCGGCGCACTTATGATATGATGTCTGTGTGAAGAATTAAAATTAACATCAGAGCCTTTGGAGACTTGATCTCTGAGGGCTTTTTATATGCAAGGAGTGCAGAGCGATGCCCATGAAACCAAAGAAACCCTGCAAACATCCTGGCTGTCCCTCTCTGACTGATGGCACCTATTGTGAGGAACACGTTAAGCTCCACACTACTGATAGACTTGGTGCAAGCAGGAGAGGATACGATAGTAGGTGGAGGAAGGCTAAGAAGACCTTTCTTGATTCCCATCCACTATGTATTCACTGCATGAAGAAGGGTGAGCTGACCAAGGCCGTAGCTGTTGATCATGTTCTCCCTCATCGAGGTGACCAAAACCTCTTCTGGGATCAAGGGAACTGGCAAGCCCTTTGTATCAAATGTCACAATCGGAAAACGAGGATGGAGGACCAGCATCCAACCTACAAGTACTGAAAACGTTACATGGAGGGGAGGGGGCTGTAAATCCTTGGGGCTCAACGGGTTTAGACCGCGCCCCCCTCAGGCGTGAATTTTCGCGAAATTCGATAAGGGGGGTCCCGTAGTTTGGAACCTCGGAGCCGCTTCTCAACTGGGAATCAAAGCGCTCTCTAAATTGATTTTCGCGAAATGATTTGAACTGGGAAAGAGTAATCAATACCATATTTTAAACGCTAAGGTGACCTGAGAAATCAGGAATCCAAGGCGTTTTTTAGTTTGCAGCAACAGTTTTGAAAGGGGCAAAAGTATGACAGACGTTGAGCGACAAAAGATTACGGAGCTTCGGATCAATGGCGTGGGCTATAAGGCCATTGCAGCAAGCCTTGGGATGAATAGGAGCAATGTCCGGCGCTTCTGCCAGCGTCATGGGATTGCAGGAGATTCTGTGGTTGTGGCTTTAAACCTTGAAGAACAGAAGAATTCCTCGATGATTTGCAAGCAGTGTTACAAGGCGTTGAAGCAGACAATTAGGGGAAGGACCCGCAAGTTCTGCTCGGAAGAATGTCGAAGGAACTGGTGGAGGCTGCACCCCGAAGCGAGGCAGAAGAATGAGAAAGCCCTAGTCAAAATGACCTGCCACCATTGCGCTGAAGAATTCGATAGCTATGGAAATGCCCGGAGGAAGTTCTGCAGTCACAACTGCTACATCAAATCTAGATTTTGGAGTGAAGAAGATGGAATTTAAGAAAATGAGGATCGATGAGCTGATCCCTGCAGATTACAACCCCAGGAAGAAGCTGAAGCCGGGAGACAAGGAATTCGAGAAAATTAAGGGTAGCATCAAGGAATTTGGATATGTTGATCCCGTGATTGTGAATAAGGATAGGACAGTCATTGGTGGACATCAGAGGCTTACAGTCCTCAAGGAGCTTGGTTTCACGGAGATCGATTGTGTGGTCATCGACATCGACAAGACCAAGGAGAAGGCACTGAACATCGCACTGAACAAAATCAGTGGAGAATGGAACAAGGAGCTCCTTGCAGACCTAATCCTGGACCTGCAGAAACTGGATTATGATGTCGCCTGCACTGGGTTCGACCCACCAGAAATCGATCAGCTCTTCAATGAGGTCCATAGCAAAGAGATCGAGGAAGATGACTTCGATGTGGATAAGGAGCTTGGTGAACCTGCGCTTTCCAGGCAAGGAGACCTATGGCATCTTGGAAGGCACCGGCTTGTCTGTGGAGACAGCACTGATCCTGAGGCGTACACGTTGCTCATGGCAGGAAGGAAAGCGAACCTGGTCGTTACGGACCCTCCATATAACGTCGACTACTCAGCACAGGCAGGGAGTATCCAGAACGACAACATGAAAGACCAGGACTTTTATAATTTCCTTTTCAGCGCATTCAAGAACATGGCACAGTGGATGGAGATGGATGCTTCCATTTATGTTTTCCATGCGGACAACCAGGGCTACAACTTCAGAAAGGCTTTCATGGATGCTGGCTTCTATCAGTCGAGTACCTGTATATGGGCGAAGCAAAGGTTGGTCCTAGGCAAAAGTCCATACCAATGGAAGCACGAACCCATACTTTACGGCTGGCAGAAGGGCGGAAAGCATAACTGGTATGCGGACCGGAAACAGAGCACCATCTGGAACTTTGACCGTCCCTCCAAGAATGAGCTGCATCCAACGATGAAGCCGATTGCTCTTTGTGCCTATCCCATCCAGAACAGCTGCATGAGCAACTGCATTGTCCTTGATCCCTTTGGCGGAAGTGGCTCTACCTTGATTGCCTGTGACCAGACGGACAGAGTATGCCATACCATCGAACTCGACGAAAAATATGCCGATGTCATTGTGAAAAGATACATCGATCAAGTAGGAAGCAGCGATCAGGTTTACAGAGTTAGAAACGGTGAAAAGGTATGCTATGTGGACATTGTAAAAGAAGATGTGCCTCGTAATGACCTGCCTTAATCAGCGAAAGAACTCTACTGTATTTCTTTATCCGAAGTGCGGTGTTAATGTCAATAATCGGATAAACTACTTGCTATAACCCTCGTTTAGAGTGATAGATGTACTACCACAAATATACAGGAGGGATTTAGCATGGAAAAGAAGGAAATCATCAAAGCACTAGAAGAGAAGTTCGGGGTGAAGGCCAGGTATCAAGGGACACCGAGTTTCGCCTACGAGATCGAAGGAGAAGGGGAAATCTACACGGTAACAAGGCAAGGAGCGGTTCTTCATGAAGGGGTAGAGGTTCCACTCGAAAGAATTCTGCGAGGCCATGAAGAAGAGGCATCAAAGGAATTAGAACCTGAAGCAAAAGCCAATGAAGAACAATTCAGGATGGAAACCCTGGAGCTTAGCCTTGAAGGGCACACGCCAAACTCCATAAGGAACTTCATCAACATGGTTTCTAGCAAGCAAAGGTTAGTTGCCCTGGCGATGGAAAAGGAATGGCATCCCATTGGTACAGGAACCGAGGAGGATTGGAACCCGCTGCAAAGGGGAGTTGCGGAAGAACTTTCAGCTCAGAAATTTGAAACCCTTCAAGACATGGCTGCGGCCTTAACCGAGCTCCAGCCGAGGATGCCCGGAATGGAATTCAATCTTTTAGATGATCGACCCAAGGTACAGATTAACCTTGGAGACCTTGAAGAAGTAAAAGCTGAGGCCGTAAGCACACTCCTGGAAGCCACATTGAGTTTTGCAAAAACCTTAAGGCATGCTTCCTTCAAGGAGACGCAAGAAGACAACCCTAAATTCGCCATGCGGACTTGGATGATCAGGCTTGGCCTGAACGGTCCTGAGCACAAAGAGACGAGGAAGATTATCCTGGGAGCCTTGGAAGGGAACGCCGCATTCCGGACGGGTCCCAAAGAAAAGATAATGAAAGAATAGTAACGACGCCACAGGAGCCTTCGGGCTCCTTTTTCGTTGAGGGAGGTGATGACCATGGCCATAAGAGGAAGAAAGCCCAAGCCGACGGCGGTGAAGGTGCTGGAGGGCAATCCTGGGAAGCGGGAGCTCAATCCATTTGAACCTAAAGTAGATAAGAAAGCGCCAAGATGTCCGACCTGGCTGGATCCTGAAGCGAAGAAGGAATGGCGAAGGACAGGGAAACTCCTGGAAAACATGGGCATCCTTTCTGAAGTCGATATGGCCGCCTTCGCAGGGTACTGTCAGGCCTACGCCAGGTGGAAAGAAGCAGAGGAGTTCATCTCCAAACACGGGACCATCGTGAAGACGCCATCAGGTTACTGGCAGCAGGTTCCACAGGTTTCCATCGCGCAGACTTATCTCAAGATCATGAACCGCTTCTGTGAGCAGTTCGGTCTGACGCCATCTGCAAGGAGCAGGATCGTAGCAGATAAGCCGCTGGAAAGTGACGATCCCATGGAGCTCCTTCTTTTGAAAGGTGGTGCTTCAGGTTCATGAGAAGAAATAAATTGATCCATCATGAGTCTCTAGATGGTTCTCATTATGTGGGCTATACCCGAAGGGGCACAGCCTTCACCTTTGACAAAGGGGATCTTGCCCTTGTCGGACTCCATTCCTGGCATGTTTCCAAGCGGGGGTACCTTGCGACGAAATACAAGGGCAGGGTGGTTCCTCTGCACAGGCTGCTCCTTGGAAATCCCAAAGGGATGAATGTAGACCATGTCAACCGGGATAAGATGGATAACCGCCGACGGAACCTCAGGCTCTGCACGCCTCAAGAGAACTCCTTCAATCAGAGCATCCGAAAGACAAATACGACAGGCTATATCGGAGTCAGTAAGGTAAAGGACAGGCATGCCTTCGAAGCCTATATCCATTATTGTGGAAGGAAATACCATATCGGGACATTCCCCGATGAGATCCTTGCAGCACGTGTTCGGGATAATGCTGCTGCCATGCTCTTTGGATCCTTCGCCAGTCTCAATTTCCCTCAAAGGCAAGGAGTTGCATCGTTTTGAAGGAGAAGAAGCTGGATTTTGTCCCGACAAAATTCATGCTCCCCACCTCGATATATGTCCCTGAGCGGGCAGACCATACAGTGCGTTACATCGAAAACCTCCGGCACACGAAAGGCGAATGGTACAACATGCCATTCCACCTTCTTCCCTGGCAGGAGGAGATTATCCGGAACCTGTTTGGGGTCATCAAGCCTAACGGTTTCCGGCAGTTCACCACTGCCTATGTGGAGATTGCAAAGAAGATGGGAAAGACTGAGCTTGGCGCTGCCCTGGCTCTGTACATGCTGACGGCAGATGGGGAACGAGGCGCAGAGATTTATAGCTGCGCCGCAGATCGCGCTCAGGCGAGTTTGATCTACAATGTGGCAGTGGACATGATCTCCTTAAGCCCAGCACTGAAAAAGAGATTGAAGGTGGTCGCCTCTCAGAAGAGGATTGTCTATCCTGCCATGAACTCCTTCTATCAGGTGCTCTCTTCGGAAGCCTACTCAAAACACGGAATCTCTCCCACCGCAGTTCTCTTTGACGAGACTCATGTAGCGAACCGGGAGATGATGAATGTCATGCTCCATGGGGCTTCAGACGCAAGAAGGCAGCCGGTGAATTTTCTGATCACCACTGCAGGGAATGATTTCAACAGCATCGGCTACGAACTCCACCAGAAAGCAGTGGATGTCCTGGAAGGAAGAAAGATCGATCCCACCTTCTATCCTACGATCTATGCCGCAGATGAAAAAGATGACTGGACGGATCCAAACGTATGGAAGAAAGCGAACCCGAGCATGGGTGTCACCGTTGCTGAAGAGAAGCTGAAGATCGCATGCGAGAATGCCCGGCAGAACGCCACAGAGGAGAACCTCTTCAAACAGCTGAGGCTTTGCATCTGGGTGAAGCAGTCCATCAGGTGGATGCAGATGCACCACTGGGATGAATGTGACTTTGATGTGGACCCAGAGGAGCTTCGAGGACGGGAATGTTATGGAGGACTGGATCTTTCCAGCTCCATCGACATCACCGCCTTTGTCCTCGTATTTCCGCCACGAACTGATGAGGAGAAGTTCATCATCCTTCCGTATTTCTGGATCCCTGAAGAGAACATGAGGAACCGGGTTCGAAGGGACCATGTGCCTTATGACACCTGGGAGATGCAAGGACACATCAAGACGACTCAAGGGAACGTCGTCCACTATGGCTTCATCGAGACCTTTATCGAGGAGCTTGGAACGAAGTACAACATCAAGGAGATCGCCTTCGACAGATGGGGCGCGGTGCAGATGGTCCAGAACCTGGAAGGAATGGGCTTCACCGTAGTTCCCTTTGGTCAAGGGTATAAAGACATGTCTCCACCATCAAAGGAACTGATGAAGCTCACCCTGGAGAAGAAGATCGCCCATGGAGGAAACCCGGTCCTTCGCTGGATGATGGACAACATCTTCGTGAAGACGGATCCTGCTGGAAACATCAAGCCAGACAAAGAAAAAAGCACCGAGAAAATCGACGGTGCGGTAGCGCTGATCATGGCCCTGGATCGGGCGATCCGTAATGAGAACAAAGCAAGCATCTACGATGAAAGAGGGATCCTTGTCCTCTAAACTTATACATGATCTCCAGAATTCTCTTGCTAAATATCCTTGTTTGAGTGATATATGTAATAGCAAAATATTAGGAGGTTTTATCATGAAAAAAGGGGACTACATCGTAAACAAACAGGGAAACAAAGTATACCAGATGGTTGGAAGATGGGGCAGGGAGATTGTCCTGGCCATCGCAAATGAGGATTCCGAAGAGGTCCTGGTCTACGGCGCAAAAGAGCTCGAAGAGATGATCGCAGAAGGCTGGTTCAGAAAGCTTCATCGAACTGAAGTCAGGGAGGAATCGAGATGAGACAGGACAGGTTCTTCACCCAAACCCACTGCGACAGATGCCACAAAGACCTAGACACTGGAAGGACCATGTCGATGTTCAACACCCAGTGCATCTGCATGACTTGTGCTGCCAAGGAAGCCAGGGATCCCGAATACAAGAAAGCAGTAGAAGCCGACCACAACGAAATCAAAAAAGGAAACTTCAACTTCGAAGGAATCAGAGGAGGCAAAAGAAATGAGTAAAGCCGTATTCCTCAGAAAGCCAGCTGATGTGGAAGAATTGAAATCAAGAACTTTAAAGCCCTTAGAAGGCGCAAAGTTTGTCATTGAAGAGATTGTGGAGATTTCTCAAGGTGAGTACGACCATTTCGCCGCAAACCTTCTTGATGATTACCCTTTCATTCAGGAGAACATCGAGGCGATGTACATGGACCAGGACGGCGTTTACCACTGCATCTACGTGAAGGCGGAGGGAAGCAGCGAAGGGATCCTCGTGGAAAGTGAAGGGTATGACTACGCCAGGTACGCAGCCTACCATACGGAGCCAGGATACCTGACGGAGACGATCAAGAAGCAACTACTCCGCATACGGGATTCCGGAAAGGTCAACATGCTGGACATATACGGCGTCCAAAGGGAAGCCTACATCAATGACTACTTCGAACTTGCGCTTTTCATCGATGAGCACAAGAAGGAATATATTGAATTCATATTCTATGGTAAATAGGACGGTTTACCGCAGCACTTCGAAAGAGGTGCTTTTTTCTTGCCCATTTTTAGACGAAGAAGGTGAAACAGTGCAAATACCTCTTTTTTCAAGGTTATTCAAGTCTCGAGACAAACCGCTCTCAAACAGCTTCATTGGAAGCAATTACAATTTCTTCTTTGGAAGTACCAGCAGCGGAAAGACCGTGAATGAGCACACGGCCATGCAGACGACTGCGGTGTATGCCTGTGTGAGAATCCTCTCTGAGACCATCGCAAGTCTCCCGCTCCATGTCTATATTCATACCCCAAATGGAAAAGAAAAAGCGCTGGAACAAAGGCTCTACCATATCCTCCATGACGAACCCAATCCTGAGATGACTTCATTCGTGTTTAGAGAAACACTGATGAGTCATCTTTTGCTTTGGGGAAATGCTTATGCCCAGATCATCAGGGATGGCAGGGGGAATGTCATTGCGCTCTATCCGCTACTTCCAGACAAGATGAAGGTAGACCGGACCTCCAGTGGAGAGCTCTACTATGAGTACCTCAAAGATTCAGGATCCATCTTCCTTCGAAGTGAGGAAGTAATGCATATTCCAGGCCTTGGTTTTGATGGCCTGGTCGGATACTCCCCAATCGCCATGGCAAAGAATGCTGTGGGCATGGCGATTGCCACAGAAGAATATGGGGCTAAACTATTCGCGAATGGCGCTAATCCCGGAGGAGTTCTAGAACACCCTGGTGTTGTTAAAGACCCAAAACGTGTAAGGGATAGCTGGAATGCAGTATATCAAGGTAGTAATAATGCCCATCGAGTGGCAGTGCTTGAAGAAGGGATGTCCTTTAAGCCTATAGGGATACCTCCAGAGCAAGCACAGTTCCTGGAAACGAGGAAGTTCCAGACCGAGGAGATATGTAGAATCTTCAGAGTGCCGCCCCATCTAGTAGCAAGTCTTGACAAAGCTACATTCAGCAATATTGAACACCAGTCCATCAGCTTTGTGGTGCATACCATAAGGCCGTGGCTAGTAAGGCTCGAACAATCCATGAATAAAGCGCTTTTTAGCTCATCAGATAAAGGGAAATACTTCATTAGCTTTGTTGCCGATGGACTACTCCGGGGTGATTATGCTTCAAGAATGCAGGGTTATGCGGTGGGTATTCAAAATGGCTTCTTAAGTCCAAATGATGTAAGAAGCTTAGAAAATTTGAACGCCATAGAGCATGGAGATATCTATGCAATGAATGGTAACATGATCAGGCTTGAGGATGTCGGTTCATGGAGTGATAATTATTCCGGTTTAAGTGGAGGTGAGAAAACTGAGAAGAAGGATTGATTTGACGGGTGAAACTTTTGGGAATCTGCAGGTAATAAATCCTGCGGGAAAGAATAAGTTTGGACAATCGCTTTGGCATTGTCATTGCTCATGTGGAAATAATATTACAATTCCCCTTTGCAGGCTTAGAAGCACAAATATCAAAAGTTGTGGACGATGTAAACCTAACAAACATGAAATCAATGGAGACACCGTTAGAATAACAGTAGCAAATGGAGTGAGTTTTATAGTAGATAAATTGGATTATGAAGGGGTCTCAAAAAAACCTTGGTATATCTCAGCACAAGGATACGTCACAACGGATATTGAAGGTAAATCAGCAAAGCTTCATAATTTTTTGTTATTACCTGTTGAAGGAGAGGTTATTGATCACATCAACAGAAACAAGCTAGACAATAGAAGAAAGAATCTTCGAAAGTGTACGAAACAACAAAACTGTTTCAATCAAAGTTTAAGATACACAAATACGAGTGGATTCAAGGGAGTGACGCTGGACAAGCGAAGGAATACCTACTACTCAAGAATTACCTATGACGGAAGAACATATCATTTAGGAACTTTTAAAGCATATCAAATAATAGATGCAGCAAAGGCGTACAACCAAAAGGCTATTGAACTTTTTGGTGAGTATGCTTTTTTAAATCCAGTATAAGAGGTGAGAAAGAGAATGCATAGAAAATTTTGGAACTGGGTGGATGGAGATGAAGGTCGGACCCTCTACCTTGATGGTGCTATTGCCGAGGAGACCTGGTATGGCGATGAAGTCACCCCGAAGATGTTCAAGTCTGAGCTCATGAGTGGAGATGGCGATCTCACCATCTGGATCAACTCTCCAGGCGGCGACGTCTACGCCGCAAGTCAGATTTATAACATGCTGAAAGACTACAAGGGAAAGGTCACCGTGAAGATCGACGGTCTTGCTGCAAGCGCAGCTTCCGTTATTGCCATGGCGGGCACGGTGGTCCTCATGTCTCCGGTCTCCATGCTCATGATCCACAACCCCATGACCATGGCCTTTGGAGATGCGGTGGAGATGGAGAAAGCCATCGCCATGCTGGGCGAAGTTAAAGAAAGCATCATCAATGCCTATGAGATCAAGACAGGCCTCTCCAGGATAAAGCTCAGCCACTTCATGGATGCGGAGAGCTGGTTCAATGCCAAGAAGGCCGTGGAGCTTGGATTTGCAGATGGGATCCTGTTCGACAAGTCAGCAGGTGGAGCTCCTGCTTCTGATGGTGCAGTCTTCAGCAACATGGCTGTCGTAAATGCCTTTAAGGCGAAATTCCCCCCAAAGAAAGAAAAGAAGATGGAAATCAACACACTTGACAAGAGGCTAGACCTCTTGAAATTTTAGGAGGATGAAGAATGAGTAAAGTACTTGAACTAAGAGAAAAAAGGGCCAAAGCCTGGGAAGCTGCGAAAGCTTTCCTGGACACCAAAAGAGGACACGATGGACTGATCTCTGCAGAGGACACCGCAACCTATGAAAAGATGGAAGCCGATGTCGTCAGCCTTGGGAAGGAAATTGACAGGCTGGAGCGTCAGAACGCCCTTGACCTTGAACTATCCCGTGCGGTGAATATGCCCCTCACCGGAAAGCCAGCGTCTCACATGGAAGGCAAGTCAGGTCGCGCAACGGACGAATATAAGAATGCCTTCTGGAAGGCGCTAAGGAACAAGAACAGCTTCGATGTCCAGAACGCGCTGCAAGTAGGAACGGACAGTGAAGGGGGATACCTCGCACCTGACGAGTTTGAAAGGGTACTGATCCAGGCACTGGAGGAAGAGAATCTCTTTAGAAGCCTTGCGAAGATCATCACCACGTCTTCAGGGGACAGGAAAATCCCTGTTGTGGCATCAAAGGGTACCGCATCCTGGGTGGATGAAGAAGGTGCGATCCCC